CTGCCGTTAATGGCAATGTGGACACGGACAAGTTTATTCAGTTCGTTAAAATCGCTCAAGACATTCACATTCAAAACTACTTAGGTACTAAGTTACTTCAGAAGATTCAGGCGGATATTATCGCAAATACTCTTACAGGTAATTACGAGTTGCTTACTGAGACGTATGTAAAGCCGATGCTCATCCATTGGGCAATGGTTGAATACTTGCCTTTTGCGGCTTACACAATCGCTAATAAGGGAGTTTATAAGCACTCATCTGAGAACTCTGAGAACGTAGAGAAAAACGAAGTAGACTTCTTAATTGAAAAAGAGAGAAGCATTGCTCAGCACTACACGGAGAGATTCATTGATTACATCTGCTTTAGAAATGACTTGTTTCCTGAGTACAACAATAACTCTAACGGGGATATGTACCCTGATAGCTCTAATAATAGAATTAGTTGGTACATATGAGAACACGAACTAAGGTAGGAACATACAAACCAAAAGAAGAAAACATTGAGAAACTTCGTGTTTTTCTAACTAAACTTATAAAAAATGGCAAATAGCAACGGATGGGGAGACGGCGCATCTAACAATCAAATTGGTTGGGGGCAAGGCGCAGATAACGCAATTGGATGGGGAGACTCACACGCTAAATCTTGGTCAGGTGCTACGGACATTGTCGGTATTACAACTGACGCAGACGCTCAGGCATTCATTACTGCTGCTGCTATAACTGACCCGACTCAACAAACTGCAATCAACAACCTTGTGTTAGGTATGAAAGCGGACGGCATTTGGACTAAAATGAAAGCGGTCTATCCGTTTGTAGGTGGTACTGCTACTGCTCACAAATGGAACTTAAAAGACCCAAGAGATTTAGACGCTGCCTTTAGATTAGTATTCAACGGAGGATGGACGCATTCAAGTAATGGTGCTACTCCTAATGGAACTAATGGGTGGGCAAATACATATTTACAACCATCTTCCGTGTTAACGCAAAATTCTACACACCTTTCTTTCTATTCAAGAAGTAACATTTTAAATACACTTCAATTTGAAATGGGTAGTTTCACAATTCCATCAGGATTGGGTAGCTCGTCTTTTGGTATCTCTTATAATACTGCTCCAAATGGGCATATGAGAAATAGAATTTCAACTTCAACTCCATCAACAGGTTTTATTCCAACTGATTCAAGAGGTTTATTTACTTTAAATAGAACTTTGTCAACGCAACAAAAAGCGTATCAAAATGGAGTTCTTAAAGAAACTGCAAATGTTAATTCAGATGGATTATCAATTCTTGAAATAGCAATAGGTGCAAATAGAACTGCTTTAACAGGTGGTTTCATCGTTGGTGATTATTCAGCTAAACAATGCGCCTTCTCAACCATAGGAAACGGCCTAACAGACACCGAAGCAGCTAACCTATACACAAGAGTTCAAGCATTCCAAACATCATTATCTCGCCAAGTATGATAACCTACAACACAAAAGATTTAACTGACATTGATGTAACAACCTTAGTGGGGTTGTTGACTGAGGTACAAAAAGACGAATTAAACGGAGTAGCTTACGCACCTGACTCGTTTTACAATCCTATTCAAGACCTTAACGACAATTGGATAATTTCAGTTGAAGAAATTGCAAACACTATAAACCCTGCAACTGAGTGGGTAAAAGATTTGCCTTTGACTATCTACATTCCTAAACCTACACCAAGTCCGTTCTAATGAGGCATAAAGACGCAATCGGTTCTATGTACTTCGTGTTAGGTTACGCAACCTGCATTGCTCTAATATTTGAAGGCGAACATTTATATCAAAAGTTCTTAGCTGCTACTTATGGCTTTTATCTAACGTGGCACATCGTAAATCAATATGAAAACTAAATCTCTTCTCCTTATTTCTATGGTGTCCGTGTTAGCACCCGTCAAGCCGATGGTGTTAATGGCTATTGCAACAATCGTTCTTGATATGTGTTTCGGCATTTGGCGAAGTGTACGCAAAAACGGATGGGCATCAATACGCTCTCGTAGGCTTTCAAATACCATTTCTAAGAGCCTTTTGTATAGCGGTGCGATAGTATTCATCTTTTTACTCGAAAAGTTCGTCCTGAGCGATTTATTGAGCTACTTTATTTCAGTTGACTTGGTAATGACAAAAGCCTTTACTGCGTTCTGCGTTTTCACGGAAGTTAAATCAATCAACGAAAGCTACTTCTCAGTTACAGGTATTAATGTTTGGGATAAGTTCATTGCCTTTGTTAAGCGTAGCAAAGAGCAGGTAGAAGAATTAAAATAACTGACGGTGCAAGTTATTGGTTGAGTAAACCGATTAAACCGAACTACACTCGACTGCTCGCTTAGGTGAACATCGAGGACCCCCCGATGATAATGTTGTCGGGGTTATTTACTTAATTGAGGTGTAAAACACTTAAAATGTCCATTAAAACGGACAAAAAAGTGGACAAATGTTCGTTTAAAAACAAGTTATGGTAAAACCTTACACGGATAAACAACTACTTGAAAAGGTTAAAAGCCTTTCGTCTTTTACTAAAATCCCGAGTGGATATTGGTTACTTGGAGTTCGTTCACAAGATGATCTACCTAATCGCTTTGATGATAAAATCTACCTATTCAAAGGAGAAGAGTTTGTCTTAGTTACCTCAGCAACTACCAATGCAGGAACATCAACACTTCGCCAGTTTGAAAAAGTAAATAAAGACGGAGCTGCAATCCTAAAAGCAGATGAGTGGTATTATAACGTTTGGAAGTACGGCAAGCATCAAGGAAAGGTAGAAGGTCTTTTGCAATTAGGCAACAAAGTGAAAGTTTGGCGAGACACAGATAAAGATGACAAATCAGAGGAGCAAGGTAAACTGCAAGAAGGATATTTTGGAATTAACTTCCATCCTAACACTTATGACTTGAGCAAGCCATCAGGAACTACTATCGGATGGTGGTCAGCTGGTTGCCAAGTTGTTAATAATGTATCTAATTACAAGCTAATGATTCAACTTTTGAAGCGTGAGAAGTTAGTAAGCTACTGCCTGATAAACGAATTTTAAGCCTATAACCTGAAAAATATGAAACGAATTTTAACCTATAACCTGATTTTGTCGCTAATATTGGCAATTTTTGCGACAGGATGCTCCGCTAACTATCACATCCGTAGAGCAATGAAGAAAGGATTTAGCGTAGGGGAGTCCGCTGATACAATCCGTATTTCTACAATTGACTCAATTCCGTACGTTTTAAGAGACTCAATTTATTGGGAAAAGGTATTAGTCCAAAAAGATACAATAGTGCGTTACAAACGCTTAGAAGTGCCTAAAACACGATTTGAGACCCGTATTGAATACAAATTAAAACGAGATACCCTGCGAATGATTGAAAAAGTAGAGGTTGTCAAGTGGAAAACTGAGAAGCACAAAAACACGAAACCAAATCTATGGTTGTTTATAATCGGATTCGTTGCAGGATTTGCTGCTAAATACCTGATGAAGTTCGCTAAATACACTTTATGAGAAAACACAACCGCTATCGCCTGAAGAACGATGAGATAGAAATCATCGAACAATATAGAGCGATAAAAGAAGAGTCCAACGGAATGGGCTTAAACGATGCTGACGTTAAACACGGATGGCTCAAATCAAAGAAGGCTTCGCTTTTCTTTAAAAATCCAAACTATAAACCTGAAGAGGAGCAGAACTACGAGAAGATTCGTCAGTCTATATTAGATGAGGTTCGTCTTTATGTACCGAAATACCCTACAATAACACGGAATCCATCAACGGACGGACACTTATTAGTCATAGACCCTGCTGACATCCACATAGGAAAGCTCTGCGACGCTTTTGAAGTAGGAGAAGTATATAACAACCAAATAGCAGTACAAAGAGTCTTAGAAGGCGTGCAAGGCATTTTAGATAAAGCAAGCGGATTTCAGATTGATAGGATTCTATTTATTGGCGGAAACGATATTTTACACATTGATACTCCAAGACGAACTACAACGTCAGGAACACCACAAGATACTGACGGAATGTGGTACACTAATTTCTTAATTGCTAAAAAACTCTATGTTGAAATTCTTGAAAAACTTATTGGGATTGCTGACGTACATTTTACTTTCAATCCCTCAAATCACGATTATACTCACGGCTTCTTTCTTGCTGATGTTATTCAGACTTGGTTTAAAGACTGCAACAACATTTCTTTTGACTGCTCTATTGCACATCGAAAAGGCTTCCAATACGGAAAGAACCTTATCGGCACGACTCACGGAGATGGAGCGAAACACCAAGACTTACCTCTACTAATGGCAACTGAGTTTCCTGTTGAGTGGAGTCAGACCAAGCATCGCTACGTTTACACGCATCACGTTCATCACAAAACGTCTAAAGATTACATCGGTGTTACTGTTGAATCGTTGAGAAGTCCTTCAGGCACGGACTCTTGGCATCATCGCAACGGCTACACAGGTGTTCCTAAAGCAGTCGAAGGCTTTATCCACCACAAAGAATTTGGTCAGTGCTGCCGAATTACCCACATTTTTTAGTATATTTGCTGACCTAACCACTACTCCATAGCGTAAAGAGCCTCCTTAATCGGGGGCTTTTTTGTACCCAATAAGGTATAGATTTTGCATTTCTTTATACATTAAGTGGCAAGAATTACCCGTTATTTTATGTCAAAATGTAAGTCAAGTAAAATAAATGTGAAAAAACTTTGAGCCTGAAAGCCTTGTAAAATCAAGGAATCTAAAAAAACTTTAAAAAAAATGTAACTTTTTTGTTGATAATTACGAAATAGTATTTATATTTGCATATAACTAATTCACAAACACAAAAAATAAACGCTATGAAAACTGCAACTTTTAAATTTTACGAAATGACTACTGAAGGTCTAAAGTACACAATCATCACCCGCCCTTTATTAATGGTAATTAGTAGCGGTGGTATTATTGTAGAAATGGAAAATAGACCGCAAGGAAAATGTATTGCAAAAGAAAATGTAATCTCAATTAATAACAAATAACGCTATGAAAGAACACACAAAACTAATTCTTGCTGAAGAGGAGAAACTTTGGCAAGAGTATGTAACCAAACGAGATACGCTTGGTGTCAATCACAAAGAAACTCAACACGCTTTTGCGCTTTACAATTTAATGTTAAAACTTTTAAAAGACACGCTATGAAAAAACTGATTAAAGAATTTAGAATGTTAGACTCAGAAGAGCAAGCATTCTTTGGATACGGAGCTTTGGTATTATTAGGAGGTATGTTCTTGTTTTGGTTGACTACAACGGTAACACCGCCTGTTGCAGACCATCACACAACTGACTACCAAACGTATCAGAAAGTAAAACACGAATTACCTCAGTCTTATAATAAATACGCTAATAGAATCTACAATGAAAAATACGGAAAATAAATATTGGTTTACTGACATCTCTCAGGACATCAGCGAGCAAACAATAGAAGTAGAATGCTACGACAAAAACACGGATGAAAAAGTAGCTACAATTAATCTTAAATACTTATACGATGAAGAATCAGACGAATGGCAAGTGGAGTCAAGCGAATTCCATACCAACCCAACTATCCAAGAAATCGACGAACTTGTCTCAGAACTTACATACCGAGCAAGTGACATCTTTCACGAGTTCTGCTACGAATGCACAATGTACGAGGAGTATGACGAAGATGGGTGGTTTATTTAACCGCCAACAAATGGAGCATTTTTGGACAAACTTTAATTACGATTTATATAACCGCATTTGCGAAATCAAATATTCAGAGCTATGAAATACTTTTGGAAAATGAGAGATGGACAACTAATAGACGTTGACCAAATGAGCGAAACACATTTAAGAAATTCACTCAAAATGATGATTAGAAATAGCCAACGCAAAGTAGCTACGAGAAAACCAATTGGCAATATCGAAGAAAATTTCTTTGAGGCTCAAAATAACGAATACTTAGACGAAGAATTAGCAAATCAATTTTACGGAATATGAGATTTAAACTAACATACGAGATAGGACTTGCAATAGTCCAAGAGTGGATATTCACTTCGAAGAGTTTAGCCTATTGGAAGAAGATGGACTTAATCGAATCAGGTAGATACAACGACGGACGATTTAAAGTAACACCGCTATGAACATAGAACAAGTAAAAGAATACATTGAGTCAGAAGGCTTAAACGGACGCAGCAGAGAACAATTCTACGTCTTCAGGAGGCATTACCTTTGTTACGCTTTATACCGAACTCAGGAGCTAACTTTAAGCGAGATAGGAAAGATATTTAACCGAGACCATTCTACCGTGTTACATTCGATTAGAAAGCACGAAGAGTTAAAGGACGATAGATTGTACCTAAAAATGACTGAAAGCTGCTCACAATTGATGTCAGAGCCTGTGACGTTTACGAGACAAAGACGGAATATCTTTGAAGATGTAGCCAAAGCTACAAACTACGATAAGCTCCGTAGAATTAGACGTTGGTTAAACGAAGGAAGATATGACCACCAAATCCCAAAAGAGCTACCAAGCAGAGAAAATTGGGAAAAAATAGGTTTACACATTAAGAGTAATTTTCCATCATCTTTGTAAATGTCGGAGCTTGCGTTTTTAGATA